GCCAGTGTGGTCAAGGGAACGCTGACGCCTTCGGTGATTGTGTCAAAAAAAGTTGCCATTTTTTAAAATCCTCCTATGTCGTTAGCGTTAACCTGTGGTTGTGGTTGTCGTGGTGGTTGTGGTTGTGGTTGTCGTAGTGGACGTAGTTGTCGTCGCGGCAGCACTGATCATCGCGCCATTCACCAGTTTCACCTCAACGAGCTGACCCACAAGGGGCTGATCCCGCATGACGATGCCGTTGATGTAGTGACCAGACGTTGCACGAACCGCCTTACCCAGCGCGTTGCTGGTGATCTGCTCGCCTTCGGTTACGGCTTCGCCCGCTTCCACGAGCGCCGTGCCGCCGATGGTGATCTCGAAAGATTTACCAGTGTCCTGGTCCGATTCACCGGACACGCCTTTGGCCAGCGCGCCGATACTGGAAACAACCGCATCCGTGTAATCGATGAAGCGCCGCTTAGTGATCGCACCATTGGCGACGCCGGTTGTTTTGATTCCGGGTTTTTCAGTGTGAAGTCCCATTTTAGATCCTCCTTGTACGGATGGGGTGTGTGGTTAGGCTTTCATGAACCGTTCGGCCGCAACTTCGTAATCGACGTTGTTCGCCTTCGCGTATTCCCTGATCTGCTGGTCGATATCGACCGATGTGGCATCAACCCGGCCGGCGATTTCGGCAAATTCAGCCGGAACGGCTTTCGGATCAACCTTCTGCTGCGCCGCTTTGTCCGGATCGGCAAACACTCTGCCCTGCGACACCAAAATGGGTCGGGCGGTCAGGCGTGTTTTCAGTTTCTCGGACGGTCTTGCGTCGCCCTCCGCGAAGGTCATAGATTCCTCAGCACGAAGCAGATCGGCATATTCTTCGACGATGCCGTCTTTTTCCGCTGCGAGGACTTTTCCTTCCCGGACGAGGGCTTCACAGAATTCCGCGAACGCGGTTTGTGCCACCTCGGCAGCGGATTTCTTCGATGCGTCAGCGGCAGCCTGCGCCTGTGCCGATGCGGCGTCTGTCAGTACCTTCACGCCGCTCTGAAGCTCGGCAAAGAGGGCGGACTGAGCAGCCAGGGCATCTTCCAGGGCCTTGATCTTGGCTTTCAATTCATCCATCTGTTTTGCCTCCTCCTGTTGGTTTTCTGAAAAATTATTAGCGACCCCTGACAATCCATCAGATGGTTTAACGATGAGGTTTTCCGGGGCGGCTCGCTGCAAACCAGCAATGTCGTCTTTGTCCAGGACTCTGTCGGCAACCTCGAGTCCGAATTTCTCGATAAAGAAATCGCGAATGCCTGATAGAACGCGCGCAACGGTCGGCATGCGCGTCTCATCCGTCGCCCAGATGTATTCTTCGAATTCCACCCCCTCCGCGAACTGCACGGGAGTCAGGCCCTTGATGGCGGGCGGCGTAGCACCCAGTAGGCCGATGTGACGCAGCAAGCCATCGGGATAGAGCGCGATGCTGACTTTCTTGTAAGCGCCCATCTTGACGGCATTGACGACATCGTCACTGACTTGGTCAACATAGGCGAGCAGTTTGCCACCGGCCGCCTTGAGTTCCTTGGCCCATCCGTAGGCCGGGGCATCTGTTGCGGGATGGCCAAGCACAAGCGGGGCATCATGACTTTCCTGTGTGTTGTAGCGGGTCGCGATATTGTCGAGATCGGCGTCGGTGTAGGTCTTAGTTATGCCGTTGCCGGATGTGTGGGTCCCTGTTTTGAATACTTCGAGCCATGCTCCTGTCATGATTTTCCTCCTTTGGTTTTGTCGGACTCTTTCTTGACGTTCACGAGGGGCTTGTCTTTTTCGTTTTCTTTTTCGAATCCGGATGCCTGGAGCTTGGACGGATCGATAATTTCCTCGATGTCGTCTTCTTCGAGGTGGTAAACCCGCGTGAAATACGTCTTGGAGAAACGAACGCCCGCGCGTGACAACGCTTCGTCGCGTGTTGCACGGTCGATTTCTACTTCGTTGGCGTGGTAAGGAATCAAGTTTGGCCGCGGCGTATCCATGTACCCGTTGCGCATCATGATCAGATTGATAATGTCGCTCCATATTGCGCTGACCATCGCAATGTCCCGTTTCTGGATATCGCTGCGGACCGTCAGCGCGCCTTTGGTGGCGGCATAAGACGACTTGTCGCCGGAGTCCGTGGAGAGCGTGTGCCCCAGAATGGTCTTCGACATCTGGGAGTCCATGAAGTCACAGAGAATCTTAAACCCGTCGTTGTTCGACTGCTGGTTCTTGGATTCCAGTAATTCAACTGTTCGGTTGCCACAGACGGCGATGACCGCGTCTTGAACGAGCGTCTTCAGGTCTCCGACGAAGTCGGTTAATGTGGTCGCGTCCGCGTTACCTTCGATCTTGCCCACGACCCACGGCGTGCCGAAGCGCTCCATGAAGTTCAGCCAGAATTCGAGGTTGGCCCGCTTGAATACAATCGGCCAGAAGCATCGCTGCGCGACGCCGCGCCCGTAGGGGTTGTCGTAGGACGGTTTGATTCTCGGGCAGATCAGTGTCCATGGATCGGGCGGCGCCTCGCCTTCTATTGGGTGAGCCTGTGACACAAAGCGCAGCTCCGGGACGCCCTTTTCGCCGATGAACCAGTCGAACCATTCCGGCGGTTTCGGCGTGATCTGGACCGGCAGCCACAGACCGTGCAGGTAATCCCAGGTCAGCTCGGCAGGTTGAAAGCCCCAGTAAATGACATCGAGGAGATTCGAGGTCAGTTCATCGCGGGAGAGATCTTCGATGCACATCTTTCTCTCCATGACGCTGAAGAACCACTTCTCGAGAATCTTGTGGATTCTGGGCGGGCATTCGCCACGTTCCAGTCGCCAGTCATAGGACAGTGTCGCGCTCTCCCGACTTTCGAGGGCAGCGGTCAGGTGAGCATCCGACAGGAGCTCGCGATAAAGAACAAGGGACTGCCCGCGTTTTTGGAGGACGCGGTCAGGATTCGGTAACCGCTGATTGATAATGTTCCACGCGGAGAACGCGCTCGTAAACGTATAGCGCTGCTTACGATACGCGCTGATCTGAGCTTGTGCGCTCTGGCCCTGGCGGGTTTTTCTGGCGGGTGCTTCGGGCGCGACTTTCGCCGCGCCCTTTGCTTTGCCACCGAACTGACTTTTCTTCATAAAGTCGAGCTTCCGTAAGAGAGTGAGAAGACTTCCAGCATGATTACGAGCATCAACAATTGTTCAGTGTTCTATAGTCCAGTGCTTTCAGTGATGTTATTTTTTGTCAAATTTTATTTACTATCAAGAGTGTTTATTTTTTAAGTACTTGAAGATACAGCGATTCTTGTCCCGAACCATGACGACGCAATCAGTTCACAAGTGTACCGCACGCCGTCCACCGACGCTTTTGCAGCGGGATCCGGGCTCCAACCATGGTATGATGCGACAAACATGCCGGCCAGGATAACCAATGACGCAATGACGCCAAACGGCCGGATCGCCGCGCGCAGGTTCACGACCCACGTTGACGGTGTGCCGCTGACGTCCCGGTTAAAGAACTCAATCTGGGCCTTGAGGTACCCGGTGACGGCCGCGAGGTACCCGGGCAGCACTTCCGGCTTGGATGTCGCAAGGCTAGACATCGTTGCTTCTGGTGTGTCCGCGCTTTGCGGGATAAACTTCTTCTTGATAAAGTCGATGGCGGGCGGCAATATCATGCCGGCCAGTGCGATAATCGCGTCGATTCCCATAATTGCCCCTCCTAGGCACCGAGCACGCCCTTGTCCAGCGACCCGGCATATTCGAAATGCGGATAGTCTTTGATGCTGTTAAAGTCTCCGCCCCATCTCAGGCCGAGATTTTTACCGATCTTTCCCGCCGCCTTGTAGGCGATGACTTTCCAGTTAATCTCCCCGGCGTGATCCAGCATGGCTACGTCGAACGCCTCACGATCCGTGTGGCGGGAATGCTTTGCTTTCGTAATGATCTTGTTTTCCGACGGCGTGATGCCGTGAAGCCCGGCTTTGAGTCTCAGGCGGTTGACTTCTTCGATGCCCAGGCGACCCTGCGCATAGAGCGCATCCTGCTCGAGCTGTGAGCGATAAGTGCAGGTCAGGATATACCTCAATCCCGCGGCGCGCATGTCCTGCTCGAACATCGCGTAGAGCGCCTGCATCTCAGTGGTAAGGTCTTCGGGGTTCTTGCTCGGCATTATTGAACTCCACAGTGGCCAGACAGCCTGCCTTCGTTTCGCGCCTCGCATATGGCGATCTGCGTATTGACTGTTCCCTCCAGGTGGGCGATGGCCAGCTCGTTCTTGGTGGTTCGTCCATTCGCGGTCGCGACGTGGTCTGATAATTTATTAAGGCTCTCTATAATTCCGTCCGCTATTTCCTTGTACTCCTCGCGGTTTCGCTTGATGATTTCCTTCAGATTGTCGCAGGTTTCTTGGTTCTGCTTGATCATTTCCTCCCGATTTTCCTTGGCGGTTCTTTCAACACCGCTCATCCACTTCCTTCCGAAAAACAATACCGCCGCCGCAAGTCCGGCGTTGATGGCCATACATCCGAAATCGGTGAGGGCTCTCTCCATACGCGATTCTCCTGTTGACAGATTGTAGTGGGTGTGGTTATGATTAATGGATTTCGAAGGGCAAAAATCCTGTCAAGTTTTATTTGCTATCAAGAGTGTATTTTTTTACAGGAAGGGTAGGCAAGGGGCACGCAGGGCAAGATTCGCGCCAGCGGATTAAAAAACCCCCAAAGTGGAGGGAAAAAGAAAAATTTCAAAAAAAACGCCAAAAAAGCGGGTACTATTTACCCGCTCATTATTCGAAAAAACACCCCACCAATAAAATCAAGCACTTAACTCATTTTCATGTTGACATAAAATGCCCTATCAGACATAGACGCTTGTTTTCGTTATTTCTTGGGTGAAAAGTGGGAAAATCTGAAAATTTCCAAACTGCAAATTAATGGCTTTTACTTGCAGAAAGTGACGAAAAATGGCACTTTCTGCAAGTAAAACATCCGCGAATTACATCAAATCCCTGAACCCTTCGATCAGCTTCGAGGTCCGGCGTTTCTCGCTGGACATCACCCGCCCGCTCATCGCCATGGTCATGATGTACGCCAACGCCTGCGACATACTGTCGATCTCGTCCTTGAAAAATGCGTTCGGGAACGTCGCCGCGTTGTCAACGAACTCTCCGACCCATAAGTTTTCTTGCAGCGTCGGATCAGGCAGCCAGCATCGCCCGCTCTCCTGCATCGGACTGACCGCCTGCGCCCGAATGACTTTATCCATGGTCGGCATGACCGGCAGGACAGGCAGGATCGTCTCCTGCCGCAACGCCTGACACAATGCCTGCCCAGAGTCCCTGTCTTCAATTAAGATGACGTTCGGGCGATACTTCAAATACTGGACTTCCATTTGTCGCCGGAGCTGCGGGTACTCGACCTTGTCGCGCCACTGATCCAAGAGCACGGCGCCAAGCTCGCTGACGCCCCATGTCTGGCAGACCGAGTACGCCGAATCCCAGTTCTTCTTCGACGCCGTGTCCCAGGACTGCAAAATAAAATTACACTTCGGCCTGACGGTATAATATTTCCACTTCGACCGGATGAAGATCGAGCCCTCCATCGGCGCCGGACGCTGCTGGAACAATGCATTCCACATCATCGGCGTCATATTGGACCGTATCCGGTTCAGCGCGGCAGTGTCGTACCTCTGTGGACAAAGGGCCTCGCCGGCAGCACGGCCCAGCACATCTTCTTCGCCGTTCCAGTCTTCGGCTATTGCCGGAATTCTGATGCTGAACCATCCATCGGTGGTCTTTTCTCTTAACAGATACCCGATGAGGTCGTTCTCATTCCATCGCGTATGGAGGATAACGACCGTGCCGCCAGGCTCAAGGCGCGTGTAAAATGTCGAGTCGAACCACTCGTGGATCATTTTGAGCGTCGTCTCGGAATTCGCCTCCTGCCAGTTCTTGTGGGGGTCATCG